CAGGAGCGCTTGTATTATCCGATGGGTAACAGCATTGCTGACCCCACAACCGGAAAGCCCCTGTTCAACGTGTATTCACCAGATATCCGTGACCAGAGCTTTTTTAACGGGTACAACCGTATCATACAAAAAGTGGAGTTTAACAGCGGCCTAGCATATGGCACACTGTCTGACCCGCAAAACGTGGAGAAGACAGCGGAGGAGATCAAGACCAGTAAACAAAGGTCCTATTCCACGGTAAAGGACATCCAGAATAGTACAGAGGAGGCTATCCGATCCCTTGTCAGGTCAATAGAGGTGTGGGTGGAATTTGGTCACCTTGCCCCGCCTGGAAAAGTAGAGGTGTCATGTGACTGGGATGATTCCCTTATTGTGGATAAAAAGTACGAGCTGGAGCAGCTCAGAGCCGACCTGGCTGCCGGGATCATCGGCCCGGTGGAGTTTCGTATGAAGCGTTTCGGTGAGACGGAGGACCAGGCAGTCAAGGCACTTGCGAAGATACAGTTCCCGGATGACATACAGGAGTGATGTAGATGCGACCGGAAGAAATGGGGAGCCTGCCCCTGCAGGTGGAAAAGCTATTTTACAGCCTCCAGGACAGGATCATGTCAGATGTGGTCAGGAGGATCAAGAAGACCGGGGAGATAACCTCAACGGCAGACTATCAGCTTAACCGTATCAAGATACTGGGAAATTCCAATGCGTTCATCGAGGATGAACTGAAAAGGCTGTTAGATGCAGCATACCCAGAACTGTTTGCGCTGTACGACAAAGTGATAGACTGGGAGTATGTGCGTAACAAGAGCCTGTATGAGCAGGTAAACGAGCAGTTTATCCCACCCGAAGAGAATGACTGGCTGCAGGGACTGTCATCCGCGATCGTCAGCCAGACGGAAGGGGAGATCAAGAACATATCGCAGTCCCTTGGATTTTCGCTGGATTACGGAAACGGGAAAAGGGTATTTACACCACTGTCCGAATACTATCAGCAGTATTTGGACAGGGCCTGCGTGGACATTGCATCTGGTGCCTTTGATTACAACACGGTATTGCGCCGTGTTGTCAGGGATATGACAGGCTCAGGGATACGGACTGTTGACTATGCAAGCGGGTATTCAAACCGTGCTCCCGTGGCGGCACGTAAGGCTGTTATGACGGGCGTGCATAATCTCAGCAACAAAATCAACGAACAACTTGCAAAAGAGCTGGAAACGGACGATTACGAGGTCACAGCGCATTACGGTGCACGGCCAACGCATGCGGTATGGCAGGGCAGGGTATACAGCCGCCGGGAACTGGAATCTGTTTGCGGCCTTGGCAGTGTGACCGGTCTCTGCGGTGCAAACTGTACGCATTCATACCTGCCCTTTATCCGTGGGATATCAACCAGGACTTATACAGATGAGATACTGGAGGATATTAGAGAGGATGACGCCAGGATAAGAAAGTACAGAGGAAAGGAATATGATGGGTATACATGTCGACAGAGACAACGCGAGATGGAGACAACCATGCGGGCGCAGCGGGAACGGATCAAATACCTGAAAGAGGGTGGTGATCACGATGCAGTGCTGGCAGCTCAAGCAAAGTATCTGCAGACGTTGCATGAATACAAAGCATTCTCGAAAAACATGGGCCTTCAGCCGCAGATGGAGCGTGTGTACATGGACGGTCTCGGGAGGATGTCAGGCGGGAGAATACCTGCAAAAGCTGTTGCAAAATTAGGAAGAAATGGTACAATAAAGTCGAATGTATAAGCGGTACAAGAGATACCACCCCAAATTGCTACGGTAAGGAGATGAGTGAGTGAAATACATGGTAAAATTAAAAAACATAAGTAAAAATGGTGCCATTATAGAGTGTGAAATCTACCCGGAGGATAGTGAGACCCCAGGGTATGTATCGGTTAACTCTATGACCGAGGAGCTTGTAAGCTATCACCTGCCGCCTGGCTATGAATGGTGCAAAGGGCATGTGATGCATGCGCGTAATGCTCTTGTAGGAATATCAAAGGAAAAGGAAATCCCCAATGATAAATTGGTGATGTGGCATTAATATCACCGGTCAATATTGACTGCGCGGTATTTTGTGCCTTTTGGAGGTGATGTTACTTGATTGTAGTAACTATGGGGCGTACCGGAGTAGATATCAGCGGCCATGCAGGATATGACAAACAGGGTCGTGATATCGTATGTGCTGCGGTTTCTGTCCTTGCATATAACCTCGTGCTGTCCCTGGAGGCGCTGACGCCTGATCAGGTGTTTGTGGAAGAGCGGCAGGGATATACAGAGATTATCTGGGATGACCTCTCAGAAAGAGGTAGAACATTGGTGGATTCCTTTTTCCTTGGCATATGTGCCATTGAGAGGGATTATCCAGGGATACAAATCAAATATGGTAAATAAGCACGCGGGGACGCCCGGGTGTTTTTTTATGTCCAATACCGGTTAAGACGTTTAAAAGGTCTCGGAAACTGACCGGCAAGTCATATAAACTGTGCAGCCACCGGAAGACACCGGATATAAAAACGAAGGCGGAAAGGATGAATATGGATTTAAAAGAATTACTTGGGGATGAGCTTTACGCTCAGGTAGATGCAAAAATTGCAGAGGTAAATGGTGCTGATGACAGGAAAGAGAACCCTGTAAAGTTTGTTGATCTGTCCGAGGGGGCGTATGTCAGCAAGGAGAAATATACCGGCCTGAAAACAGAAGCCGATGGGTATAAGAAGCAGCTCACGGAGGCAAACACCACCATTGAATCTTATAAGGAAATGGACATTGAAGGCATTAAAAAATCTGCGGATGAATGGAAACAAAAGTATGAGACTGACACAGCGGCGCTGAATCAGCAGATCGAGACCCAGAAGAGGACATTCGCGGCCGAGAAGTACCTCGATGGTCAGAAAATTAAGTCCCCTCTTGCAAGAAAAAGTATTCTCTCGGATTTCATGGCTCAGAATCTTGAATTTAAGGATGGCACTTTTGTAGGTGCGGAAGACTACATGAAAAAGATGAAGGAGCAGTATCCGGATGACTTTGAATCCGAACAGAAAGAGGAGCCACCCCAGAAAAAAACATGGGTGAGAGGAACCAGTGGTACCTATAAGCCCGGAGTTGTAGACTCTGAAGAATCCTATTTAAAACAGAAGTATGGTAACAACAAATATTACAGAGGTAAGTAAAGGAGATTGAACTATGGAATATGGTGGATATAACGTAACGGAAAAATACAGCAATATTGTAGAGCCGAATTTATACTATGACTCTATTTTTCAGCCGGGCATGACCTATACGGATAAATTCCAGGGTGATGCGGCATCTGGTCTGGTTAAGATCTTTAAGGTTGGAGCTGATGGTGTACAGGACCCGAAGACCCCGGCGGCTGATTTTAGCCATGAAAAGGTAACTAATGAGCTGATTGACCTGAGGCTGAACAATATGCAGCAGAAATCTAAGAAAATCTATAACATTCAGGCGCAGGGTGTACCGTACAACATGGCGGAAGAGCATTTGTCCCAGGCCGTTATGGATTGTAAGGAAGGATGGCAGGCGTCCGGTCTTGCTTGCCTTGCAAATGAGGGCACAGCAATGAGTGACACAGAAGCACTCACCGCGGCAAACATCAAAAAGAAAATCATCGAGGCCCGTAAAGTAGTGCGTAAAGGAAAAGCCGTGGCGAACATCGTGCTTGCATCCGTTGATGCGTACTCCACTATGCTGGAAGCTGCCGGCGAGCAGTATACACCGGTCACAAATGACAGCATCATGCAGTCCGGACAGATCGGCAGATGGCTGGGCATGTTGTGGGTTGAAGCAAACATGCTGGATGTGCTGAGCGCTGCTAAGTATTACAACTATGCAGGTGACCTTAAGACAGTAGATCTGACCGGTATTGACTTTATCATGTACGACTGGAACGGATTCTCCATCGTGGACAACCTGGAGATGATCCGTCTGAAAGATTCCGAGAATTTCAACGGCACACTTGCTCAGGTTGAGATCAATACCGGTTATCGCGTTCCGACAGCCGCAAAGGTAGTCGTAAAAAAACACGGAGCTTGACAAGTTTGACGGTTACCTCCGTAGCAGGTAGCACGAGCGGCTCTACTAAGATCACAGTAGAGCCGGCGCTGTCAAGCGGTAACAGCTACAAATACAAAGTGGCGGCAAACCCGACCATGCCGAATGCAGGACAGGAATGCAAGAGCGGATACACAGCATGGGACGGTACAGCAGATATTACAGCGGCAACAGGTCAGAAAATTGTTGTTGTCGAGGTAGACGCAGATAACCGCTGTGTTGGGGCAGGTATGACAGTAGTAACTGCCGCAGAATAGAGGTGAATATATGCCACGGATAGATGTAGATTATCAATACTACGTTGATGTTTTTAAGGGAGACACCCTTACGGAGGCTGACTTTAAAAAACACAGCCGCCGGGCTGAATTGATGGTGAACCGGATGACATACGGCAGAATCCATGAATTTGAACTGCGTCCTGGTGATTCAGAAGCTGTGAAGGCTGCCATATGCGCTGTAGCCGAAATTTTAGCCGAGGACCACCGGCAGAAAGAAATGACTGGCGGGCGATTGGTAAAGAGTGTCAATACCGACGGAGAATCCGTGACATATGCGGACATCCCCGACAATCGGCCACCAGAAGAGGCACTATACAGTAAATGCTGTTCTGAAGCCCGTCTTTACCTGGAAGACACGACACTCTTATATCCGGGGGTGTACTATGATTATTAACGCAGAGGTGACCATATATAACCGCAAGGTGAATCCGGATACGCGGAAAATAGAGTATTTCGGGCATATATCTCCTTGCCATTATTACTGCGAAAATAAGGTGATAACGGGCGATAAAGGAGAAGGTGGCCTAAAGCATGCTGATGTATTTAAAATCCGGATTCCGGCCGAATATCTTGACGGTTATGTGCCGCCGGATGAGTATGTGAAGCTGCCGTACAGCAATGATATGGCTGCGTGGACAGTGGACAAGGAAGACTTATTCATCTTAGGTAGACATGACCTGCGGATAAAAGGGGTTAGTGATCTGCAGAAGACGCACAGGCCATATGGCTGTATAGATAACTATGGGGATAACCGCAAAGGCGGAATCCCCCATATAAGATTTGGAGGTTGTAAGTAATGGGACAGTCTAAATTTGTACTTAGGATGGACCCTGCAGATAAGATTTTATTAAAACGTAAGATGGGCGACAACGGGCAGGCCCAGCTTTTTTTATCAAAGAATTTTGCAGATAAGTCACTTCCTTATGTCCCCCGGTTGACAGGGGCATTAAGGGACAGTGCCAGGGTTAACCCGAAAAGTGTTTCGTGGAATACGCCGTATGCAAGAAGACAGTTTTATGAGCACAAAAGTAAAAGTATGTGGCATATAAAAATGTGGCGTGACAGGGGAAAGGAAATCGTGGATAGCGTAGCACAGTTTTGCGATTGCAGGGTTAAGAGATGAGTATTATTGAGTCAATCAGAGATTTTATAGCAACCTGCCCGTTTATTGAGGAGCTGGATACCATGTTTCCGCCCGTAAATGTGGATAAGCTGGAGTCTGACCCGTCTTACAGCGTCGAAAGTGTTCCTTCCGACCCAATTGTGAAAAGGTGCATTAACGGGGACAGTATCCGCAGGGTGACTTTTTATCTGTGCTCCAGAAACCTTTATGGGGCAGAGGAGAACCTGGACACCAGTCAGTTTTATGAGAACTTTGCTGATTGGCTGGAGGATTGTACCAGGACAAAATGTCTTCCCGTATTAGGAGATGGGCAGACAGCGAGGGCAATAAAAGCAAATACGCACGGATACATCAATGATAGTGAGGCAACATATGCCCAGTATCAGATCCAGTGCGAATTACAATATTATCAAAAAAGAAAGGTAGGATAAGCATGAGAAGATTGGATTTACAGAGGTTTGCGGACACTGAAGCAGTGCAGCGGTATCAGGAGGCATTGTATATCAATGTCGGCGCTGCAGGCGCGGCCGCAACATACGAACTGTTCGGAACCGGTGTGACCAAAGCTGATGAGAGCTTTGACACGAAAACTAAAGAGAGCCGCTACATCAACCAGAAATCTACATCTCAGAGTATTACGGGATATGGGTATTCCATTGGCTATGAATATGAGAATATCCCGTCCGAAAAGGCCGTCAAGATGATTGATTCTGTGGCAAAAAAGGAGAAAGTAGGCTCTGAAGCGGAGACAGACCTTGTGGTCGTATCCCTGTACATGGAAAAAGAAGAAAGCAAGGGGTATCCGGCAAGAAAAAGGAGAGTGACCATCTCCCCGGATTCCAATTCCGATAACGACGGAACTATGGTAGGTTCCGGCAGCCTCCTGGGCAAAACAGACTGGGAGTATGGCTTCTTTGATGTGGAGAAAAAGGCGTTTACTGCAGACGCCACAGCTGCGGCAAAATTTGATGTGTCGGCGGGAAATTAGTTGGTGCTCCGGTAACAACGGCAGCCGAAGCACCGACTAAAGTGGCCGTAAATAAAGTAGCTATAGAGACCGCAAAAAGTGAGGCTGGGACTGAATAGTCCTGGCCTTTTACGGAGGTAGAGGAAATGCAGGTAAATTTTGACACGCTTAACTTTGATGCAACAGATGCGGACACCCTGCAAAAGTATCTTGATGCAATGCAGATCGTTTCAGAAAAGGCGAATAGGCTTGATAAAGACGCTCCGCAGCCAAAACAGTATCAGTATCTTTGCGAGACTGTTAAAACATGTTTCGATGATATATTCGGGGCTGGCACTGGAGAAAAAATCTGTGGGGCCAACAACTCTCTAAGAGCCTGCACAAATGCGCTTAGAGAACTGGTAGAAGAATATAATCACCAGATGAGCGAACAGAAGAGAGCGAATGAAGCGCTCATTGCGGAAATGGAAACTGGGAAGGCTGTTGATACAGAGTGAGATTAACAGAACAGCTTCCAGTAACTGTAGAAATTGCGGGAGAAGCATATGCAATCAAAACGGATTTTAGAGATATCCTCCGTTATGATGAGACTATTAGGGGACAGAGTGATGGAGAAGCGGTATTAAAGGCCATAAACATGCTTTTGGGAGAAGAGGTGCTACGCAAACCAAATATGAGAGCTGACGATATAGCAGAGGCGATCGGATGGTTTGTCAAATGCGGGGATATCAACAAAAAGAATACTCTCCCGCGTGCTGTACTGGGCCTTAACAATGCGGTACCTATGGATTTTGGCACGGATTCCGCTTTGATTTATACCGCCTTCCTACAGACATACGGGCTTGATCTGTATGATATCCCATATCTGCACTGGTGGAAATTTAATTGGATGCTGGAGGACATTTCTCCTTCGTGCCGTCTGTCAAAGGTAATTGAGTACCGGACGATAGATACGAAAAACAAAAATCTGTCCAAGGAACAGAAGAAAGCTTATGCGGCCTTACAGCGGTATTTCCGTGTCCAGGAAAAGAAATCTGAAGAAGATGATGCCATAGTACAGGCACTCCTGGAAGGGAGGGACCCATTTGGATAAAGACAAGAAGCGCATAAAGATTGTGTGCCCTTATTGCGGATATAAAATGCCCATAGCTTATGACCCGGCAAGGGTTATTTGCCAGGGTGTATACATCCAATGCAAGGGCCGAAAGTGCAAAAAAGAATTTGAAATAAGGATTTAAGTGTCAAGTAGAGCCATTACGAGCCGATGACGCTTGCGAAAGGCAGGTGGGATTATTGGCTGATGGCAAAATTACGATTGAAACAAGTATAGATAATGCTGGGGCGCTAAAAGACCTTAAAAAGCTGACAAGTAACGTCAGCCAACAGGGTAATGCGGCAGCAGGGGCGGCGTCCAGTGCTTTTAGTAAGATTGGTTCCGCCGCAAAGCATTCGGCGGCAATCGCAGTAACGGCCCTTGCTGGTGTAGGGACGGCTGTCGCGGCGGCTGGTGGGCTAGCCGTAAAAGTTGGTTCTGATTTCGAGGCTGCCATGTCAAAAGTAGCCGCTGTTTCTGGTGCGACCGGGACAGACCTTAGCAAACTGACCGAAAAAGCTAAGGAGATGGGAGCGAAAACAAAATTCTCTGCTTCGGAAGCCGCTGAAGCCATGAATTATATGGCAATGGCCGGTTGGAAAACAGAGGAAATGCTGAATGGTGTAGAAGGTATCATGAATCTGGCGGCGGCGTCAGGAGAGGATTTGGCGTCTACATCTGATATTGTGACGGATGCATTGAGTTCGTTCGGATTACAGGCCAGTGACAGCGGGCATTTTGCTGATATCCTTGCAGCAGCGTCCAGTAATGCGAATACCAATGTTGCCATGATGGGCGAAACATTTAAGTATGCAGCGTCTGTT